ACTCATCTAGAAGATCTGAAAATCCAAAGTATAAACAAGTTAGTATAGATGAATGGAGATTTAACAGGGAAGAACCAAATGCCGAGTGGACTTGGATGAAAAAAGTTTTAAACGATGCAAACTACCAAACAGGATATTCATTTGATCTTGCAGATGTAGAGGGTAATATTGCTTATAAAGTTTTAACAGCAAACGGAAAAATTTGGACTATGAGCATGGGTAGTGATAATCCTACTTGGAGATCTATGAATTAACATAAAGGAAATACAGTGATACTTACGCAAGAAGACCTTGATTTTTTAAATGAAAATAGCAATAACTTAAAAAAACCTGACACTACTTTTACTGTGCCTGATGATTTTGAATCAGGGCATTGGGAAGATATGTCTGATGAAGAGTATAACTTATTGCAAGAAAGAAAGTTAGAAGAAAAGAAAAGAGAAGAAGAAATACAAAACGAAATAGAGATTGATAGTGATGAGGGTACTGTTAGTAAAGTTGTAGGTGATATAGGCTATGGTTTGACCGAAGTACCTAGAGCAATACTAGGTGGTCTTGAAAGTGCTATTAATGAAACTGCATCTTTTCTTGGTGATGTAGAAAATGCTATAGAAGATTGGACAGGAGCAGGAAGATTTGTATGGTCAGGCGATAGTTGGTGGCCAGAGTATATGAATAGAGAAGAAGTAAAGAAGCTACAAGCAGAGGGAAAAATAGGATTAGGCAATACTATCTTTGAGGGAATTGAAAACGCAGATTTTATAAGTGACGAATATGAAACAGTAACAGGTGGTATAGCTAAGAACGCTGCTACTTTTGTATTTGGTATGATAGGTGCAGGTAAATTAACTAAACTAAAGAGTGGTAAAAGTTTTAAAAACTCAATGGTTAATGCTGCAATAGCTGATGCTGTAGTCTTTGATCCAGAAATGGATAACTTGTCTGCCTTTTTAAATCAACAAGAGTGGGCAAAGAATACTGTAACTGAATATTTAGCTACTGACATGAGTGATAGTAGATTTGAAAATAGATTACGTAATGCGGCTGAAGGTGCTATCATTGGTATACCATTTGAACTTATGGTTAGAGGATTTAGATTAGCAAAACTAAAACAAGAAGCTAAAGCTAACCCAGAAGATAAAAATTTATTAAAACAAATTGATGAACAAGAAGATCAAGTCATTAGACTAGCAGAAGGTCAAGAGATCAAAGGACATAAACCAAAAGAAAAACAAGTTACTGATGCTAAAAATTGGATGGGTAAAAAGAAACAAATTGATCTTGATAAAATTAATTATAATACCACAGTAGAAGCAGAACAAGTAAAGCTTGCTGTTAAAAACAAAAACTCTAGTGCAGAAGGCCAAGCACTTAGAATACAGTTAGCTAAAGACTTTGAAAAGAATACAGAGATACCAGCTCATTATTATAATGATGCAGGAGATTTAATCTTTACTAATGAAAAGCCTATGAAAGCTAACATTGTTAAGAAAGATAAAAATGGTAAAGAGTATATAGATGAAAAAGAATATAGACGATTAGGTACAGTATTATTAAAAGATCCTAATAGACAAGCTGCAGTAGATGATTTAATAGCGGCAGGTCAAGGTGCTAGATTAACAGTAGATGAAACTGTTGATCAGTTTCTAAATGTTGAAGCATTAGATCAGATAACAGCATTAGCTAAAGACTTTAAAGAGATGTCTTTACAAAAGGGATATGAGGGAATTAAATGGAATCCTAAAGCAAGAGTAATTGACAATATATTTAATATGGCATTGTCTGATCAAATGGACACAAAGAAACTACTCACTACCCTATTGGACAATGGCATGACCTACAATCAATTTGTATTAGCCACAGTAGGTTCAGGTTCTCAAGCTGGTAAAGTATTACAAAAGCTAAGTCAGGTAAATAGGTTTGCTAATCAAAAGTTAAAAGGTTTAGCTGACGATAAAGCTATTAAAGATTCAATGGATAATTTAGGTGATATGCATAACTTTTTCCTACGTGTAGAGAATATACGTAGAGGTGCTATGGTATCATCTATTGCTACTGCGTCACGTAACTTAACATCTGCTTTTGTTCGTATGCCACTTGAAGGAATAGGTAATGTGCTTGACAATGCGTTGTATGACTTAGCCAATGGTGGTGCAGGTAAAGCTTTATATGGTTTGACAAAAGGACAGACATGGAAAGATGCTTTTGCTCATCACAGTTTTCTAACTGCAAAAGATTTAAAAAAGTTTGATGATCAGTTTTTAGGATCAGCCGACATGAAGAAGTGGTATGATCGTATGTATGGTCAGATGAACGAGGTTAGACAGTTAACTGGTAGAAAAGAAAAAGGAGCTATTGGTGCAGGTGAGATGACTATGCAACGTATTGAAAATGTTGTAGACTTTTTAAACATCCCTAACCGATGGCAAGAATTTACTATTAGACGGGCTGTCATGTATGGAGAATTACAAAGACAAATGAGAAGGGAATGGGGTCAAGACTTTTTTGGTCTAATGGAAAATGGAAAGTTAAATGCTGTTAAGGCCAATGATCCTAACTTACGTGACCCTACTAAAAATATAAAAACATTTGATGAGCTAATGGAATCTGCTGCTAATAAAGCACTCGACATTACCTACGCAAAGCAACCTAATACACCACCATTGAGAGATATCACAACCTTTATGACAAAATATGGTGGTACATTAATCATACCATTTCCACGTTTTATGTTTAACTCAATGGAACTTATGGGTAACTATGCCTTTGGTGCATCTATACCTCTAACTAAAAGAGTTATGAATACTGCATTAGGAAAAAATCTGGAGGTGATGACAGAGTTAGATAGACAACGTGTGTCCAGAAACATAGTTGGTATTACAACTGCGTTAGCTTTTATGCAATATAGAGAAACATCAGAATCTCCTGATTATAAAATGATACCTATATCAGAACGTGCTGAAGTAGACACCACTCCACAGTTTCCAGTGCGACAATTCCTATGGTTAGGTGAAGCATTGAAGAGAGGTAAAGAGGGTACGTTTGGTGAGTTTTGGAATTGGAAAGAGTTTTCAGAAACATTCGGTGGTACTAACTTTAGAGCAGGTACAGGTAATGTGATTATGGATGAGATCACTTCCATAATAGATCAGCAAGATCGTGAAGCAGTTTCAGAAGAGAAGTTTGGAAAGGTAGCTGGTGAACTAATAGGAAACTATATAAGCTCATGGGCAATACCACTTGGTCAACTTGCAGACATGCAGAGAGCATTCGGTTTAAGACAAGATGCTATGAAAGATTATGAACAGCAAGATAGAGGAATCATATCAGGATTTGAAAGGTTTAAAGCTGAAGCAGTAGAGCCTATTAAACGTAGAGGAGTTTTAAACTTGCTTGATCCTAGTGATGAAAGTGAACTGCCTAATAAACAATACATCTTTCAAGAGGGAGAAACTAAAGACAGAATAGGCACGGCCTTTAGAGCCTTTGGTGGTTTTAACATTGCAGAAAGAAAAAGTAAAGAGGGACAATTTTTTGAATCATTAGGCTTAAAAGGTTATTTGTTTGATAGTGAATCTGACATACCATCTGTTAGGAATGCAGAGAATAAGTTAATGAGAGCTGAGTTACCTTTCTTAGTAGAGCAATTAAAATTAATGGAACAAAACATACTTGAAGAGGAAAAGGAAAAAGATAGAATCGCTAAAGCTAGAGGATATGACGTAGGTGGTGGTGCAGCTCCATCTGCTGAAGAAAGAACTAGATTAAAATTAAAAATAGAAGCTGAAGCTCTATTGAAAGAATCAAGGAAAACAGCACAAGACTTAGCAGTACCAGAACTAAAAGAAGAAAGATCGGCTGTGCTAACTCTAACTGCAGAGTATCGTAAGATTAGTTCTAAGAAAAGAAAGATTGGTTACTATGACTTTAAAGCAAAGTTCTATAGAGAACCTAACTATATGAATGCTCAAGATCTAGTAGAGCTAATAGAACTTAGCAAACAATAACTACCTCTTATCTCCACTACCTTGTAGTGTACCTAGACTTTGCCTTCTCTCAAGCTTCTCAATATTCTGAGCAGCTATTGTGCCTAAAGATGTACTCAAGTCATCGGCCAATAAAGCACAATACCACAGAACATCCCCAATCTCTGAAGCTAACTGATGCTTCCAGTCATGGGGAAGATTCTGTACACCATCTCTCATAATCTTTTTTACCTTGTTAGCCACCTCACCTGCTTCTCCTGCCAATCCTAGTGCAGGATACATGATCTTATGTTCAGGTGCATAGATGGCCGTCTTCTTGGCATTCTCTTGGTAATCATCAAGTTGCATGGAACTGTGCTTTCTCTGTGTCCATGCGTTTGCTTCCTTCTCCAATACTTTTACTCCCTTTAGATTCATACTTCTTTACCTTTCTTAGTCTATCGAAATAGGCTTTGTTAAATCCCCTATTCCACTCACGATATTGCATCGTGTCCTTATGAAAAGGATTAGACAATCTTCCTTTATGAAAATCATCCATGCCTTTTCTATACTGAATCACCAATGGTGCGTCATACTTTCCTAAGTTTCTCTTAGCTCTATTTCCCATATCAAGCTCCTATATCTACAAGTTCACATGAATCACCACTACAGGCAAGTGATTGACTACCTGCAGTAGTATCGGTTTCTTCTTTCAATGCTGACCAATCTATCTTGGTAGGCATCTTATCTACCATAGCATTATATTCAAACTCAGAACACTCTTGATAAGGTGCTTGTTGATAAACATGATCAGAGTGTGGCAAGAATGATACACCAGACATATCAACAAAGTGTTTGAATACAAAAGCACCAACCTCTAACCACTCACCCTCACGTACTGTTACTGTAACTGATGGCTTGTGTTCACACCAATGTTCTTGATATATTCTCCACATCTCCAACTGTTCTATAGCTGACATCTGATCTCTAGTTACTGATCCTTCAGGTGATTTAACAGGGAAACTGAATACTGTTACCTCGTTAGGCTTGTTAATCTCTGGTTCATTAGGTACACCTTGATCAATCATAAACTGTGTAAGTGGATCTTTGTTATCACCACGTACAGTACGTATGTAGTACTGCGAGTGTCTAGCATGAATACCACTAGCCGAATCGCATAACTGTGATACAGTACCACTAGGTTTGACACATGTGATAGCAGTAGATTGTGGTATGTTTAATAGATCAGCATACTTCTTGTTGGTATCAACAGCTACCTTCCTAAAAATATCTAATCTCTCACGTAATCCCATCTCTTTACCATTAGTCAAAGGACTATCCATGATACCTGTAAGACTTACACCTAACAATCTTTCTTCTTCTGTATTGTTCTTCCATACCTTTCTCAGATAAGGAAAGTTAGTAAGCTTAGATTGTAGTGTACCTAAGATAGTAGCAATAGCTATCTTCTTTTGTAAACTCTTACGTGTATCATCTTTCCTAACGACAACCTCTGTAAGATTACAGAACTGATAAGGTCGTAGTATAATCTCACTACATGGGTTAGTACCAAAGTCATAGTTAGGATCTCTTCTACCATTCCTCTTGGCTTGATACTGTGCCGACACTCTATTGAATATACCACGTTCACCTGACTTGGATTCCACTAATGAAGTCCACTCTCGTAAGAATGTTTCGGAATCAGGCTTGTCTGTGTACACGACAGAGTTATTAGATAGTGCCATGTGTGGTGCAGTTTCCCACCATTGTCCTGTCTTGGCATGACGCATACGTATGTCAGACAAGTTGGACAAACTGATCATAGCTGAACGTCTTACACCACCCACAACCACGATCTCACCTACCTTACACATGATACTGTGACACTCATAGCTTGTTAGCTTTCTGCCTACAGCACCTTTGAATATACCTATTGTGAATTTAAACAGATCCTCTAATGGTGCAGGACCTGATGCTCTACCACCAAAGATCTTTAGCCTAGCACCTGCAGGTCTAATTTTACTGACATCATACGTGGGTATCTCACCTGTGTATAGCAATGCAAGTAGCATACGAAAAGCTTTTGCCCACCCTTCCTTACTGTCATTTACATATATACAAGTATCACTATTGTATAGCTTCTCTGGTACTTCAGGTAGCTTGTTGATGTAGTTACGTTCAACACTAAAGCCTACTCCTGTACCACACAATAGTATATACATAGCTTCATCAAAACATTTAACGTCATCAACAGGTAGATAACTACAGTTATATCCTGCAGTATTGTCACGATCAAGTGCCTTACCTGCTGTCATCAAAGCTCTCATGGATGGCATAACCTCTAGATTATATATAGCATTCCATATCTTTTTCTTTGTTCTTTCGTGCATGATGTTGTCAACATTTGTTCTATCCCAAATGTAATCAACATAGCGTGTTACTGTTTCTCCCCATGTTTCTCTTCTTCCTTCATCGTCAAGCCATCGTGCATAACGAGAAGTCGCTATAAAGTTTTGATAATCTGTCGGTAATCCCATGTTATTCTCCCACTAATATTTTAATATTGTTTAAATGAAAACCATCTACATCATATATAAATGATTCTAACTGATCGCTTATGTCATCCTGTAACTGCCCATCGGCAGGTGTTGGATATTCTTCTGTGTCTACTTCCAATGTTATGTAGATCTTAGCTTTTCTTATCGCCATTGTCAACTACTTCCATCATTAATTCTAGATACCAATTAGCTTTCTTTAAATCTTCTATGCCATTCTTGTATCTATATCTCCATAGGTATTTAATCACGTTACCTTGTAAGTAATGTTCAAACCCTTCACCTGTTGCTGACTTGATTGCTTCAATGCATTCCACACCATACTTATTATAGTGTGGTGGGTGATTGACCATATCAGCATCTTCTATTACACCATATTTGCCTGTGAATATTTCTTGTCCATTCATATTTTCCATGTTACGCACTCCCATCTACTTTATCAGAAAACTTTACAGATATTATGTTTCCTTTGGTTTCAATTTTCTTTAGTCGTTTTACTTTCTTTTCTTTCTCTTTAACTGCTTTTCTTTCTTCTTCAACAAAGGCCTCTAACTCTTCTCTAATGCTTGGTTTGTCATTCATAATAGGCACAACTGCACATATCAAGTTAGTGAACTCCATCATATAGAAAAAGTCATGGTCTGACAAGGGATTTTCATCTGAAGTAATGATACCTAGTGTCACATCTCCTGTCCATTTATTATTTGTATCTCTGTGTGGATGCACTCTAATAATAAAATCTTCTTCATCTATATCCATTGGTATTTGTTTAGCCATTATTTCCTCACAATCTTTTTACGTGTGAAGGCAATAAACTTTGGGTATACTACCTTTCCTTTTTCTTTCAACCATGCTTCAGGTATTACTCTATTATCATACATAAAGTCATACTTCTCACACCATTCAGCATACGTAGACTTAGCACCCTTACGCAATTTACGTTTGTAGTTTTCAAATATAAATCTAATGTCTAGCTTTGGGTGTTGTTTCTTAATAGCAATATGCTTTCGTCTATCCATAGCTGTAAACATTCCCTTTGTTTCTATAATGATACCATTATTTAATACAAAGTCAGGTGTATATGTTCTATAAGACAAGTCTTCCCATTCTATTTTCATAGGTTCATACTTGTACTTGACACGTAGTTGGGTTAGATAAGTAGCTAGTTTCTTTTCTAGTCCTGATCTATACCCATACTTACGTGCATTGGCAAACTGTCTACTATCCATCGACATAAGCCACAATCTTAGGATCTTTTGCCTTAGACATTTTCTGTGGTAATTCTTGTAAGCTTGGATGACAAGACTTACGATAGGAACAAAACCTACATGTGATAGGTAGGATCTTGTTACCTGTTGGCTTACCTCTAAAGGTTTCTTCCACAGGGTCAAAGCATCTTTTAAACTTATCTACAGCTTTTATGTTAGCTTTGATCTTACTTACTTCTTCGTCTACATCTAAGTTATCTGCAGGTACATATTTAAAGTTGCCATCTTGTTTGTTAACAACCCACCAACCACCTGCTTTCTTTCCTGATGCACGTGCGTATCCTGCAAGTTGTGATACATAACCAAAAGCATCACCATCTTTTAGGGTGTCAAAGGATTCAAACTTGTTTCGATAAGACCAATCTGATGCTGATTTAACGTCATCAACTGCACCATCAATAACAATATCATATTCTCCTGTAACCACACGCTGTGGAGAATCTTCTCCGATATCCAATGTAACACGTTTAGGATCTTCATACTTGACTCCTGCTTCTTTTAGAATGCCTTTGAATACAGCTTCAACTATATCACCTAGCATCATGTTCATTATAAATGTAGTAGGTTTAGGTAACGCTTCCTCTGGCTTGTTCTTTTCAAACCAGAGTTGGCATGATGGTCTGCCCACGTTGGACATACGAAAGGCAAACCCATCACGCTTGTTACCCCCACCAAACTGACGAACAACAGAATCTCTAACATCTTTACAGATCTGATTAACTGTGCTAGTAGATACAGTTGTCTGACCCTTAGATGCTTTGTCAAGATACTGATGTATAATCATTTCAGCAGGGTGTTTCATTAGGAAGCAATCTCTTCTGAATTTATATCAATAAACTCATTGACTAAATCTTCATCAATCTTCTCATTCTTGTGTGAATTTTCATCCCATTGATTTAAGATGTACTCATTGTAATTCTTAATCCACAATACAAGATTTGAGAACATAGTCTGATCATTGTCACCTACTTCAATCGTACTCGACAGATCAAGAGTAGGACTTGGTAGGTAAAAGGTTGCTCCACTGGCCAAAGAGTTTGCTTCTGTGGTTAAAGCAATCTCATGTTGCACAGGTAATCTTTTAGCTCTTGCTAAATCGTTAAAACATTTACCTATGCTCTTGAAAGCATCTCTGTTTTCTACTTCCCATATAAAGGCAGTAGGTACTACATCGACACTTGCACCTGTTGAATCAACAGGATCAATCATGGTGATCAAACCAAACACGACACGCACTCGCTTACATGATCGTATTAATTGTTGTTGATCTTCGGGTAGTGCTTTGAAATCTTCAATCCACCCTGAAGGTTTCCCACAGTTGAAACCACCATCACTATCTTTAAGATCTATGTTAAGATTGTCAGCCATAATAGTTTTGATATATCTATTCTTCTTATCGCCTTTACCCATAACAAATCTTTTATACATAAACCTTTGCATAAAGGGTCTAATCTTTATGTCCTTTGAAAAGTAAGTAGGTCCGTCTGGTATCTCAAGTTTATACATACCACCTTCTACTACCTCAACATTAACTTGTTTACCTTTTACTTCTGCTGTACCCATGATAGGTGTATGACTAATGCGTAGTCGAGCAAGCGTACTAGCTTTCTCTTTAGTAGCATCAGACTTTTCATTGGCTATGCCCATAGCTTTAGCCATTGCTTCGTAATTATCTGTATTAATTGTGACCAAATCTGTCATATATATCTCCTTTTTAATTTAATAGAATCATAGTTATATCATGCAACGTCTTTTGTGTCAAGCCAATTATTACCTATTTTTGATTCTAATAATAATGGCACATTAAAAACTATATTCCATCGTGATTCAATTAGTTTGTTTAATTCCTTATTCGTTTCATTTATAATGCTGAGAACCTTTCCCTTCTCATTTGGGTGAACATCAATGACAATAGAATCATGTACTGTATTAACAATACAACTCTCCACATTGTCAAGCTTACTATCTATGTGCAACAATGCAATAGGAACTATGTCTGCAGTTGCCAATGATTGCACAGGATAATTCTTTAGTTGTGTGTAATGTGACACACCATTACGTTTACGTACCATGTCAGGAAAAGCAAACTCTCTACCTGATGGTGTCTTGATCTTACCTTTGTTCAATGCTTCTGTGGCCAATCTCTTGTGCCAAGATGCTATACCTTTATACTTCTTATTAAATTGCTTGTAGTAGGAAGCTTCTGCAGGTGTTCTGCCATACCCACTAGCTCCGTACAAAGGAGCAAATGTGTGAGCCTTTGCGTCTTGTCTACACATATTCTGTCCTGCTTTAGTGATAACCTCTGCAGTATAACTGTGTACATCAAAGCCTGTCTTCACTTCCTCAATAGCTGTGACATCTTGTCCTAGATAGGCAGCCACACGAAACTCTAGTTGAGCAAAGTCAGCTTCAAGTATCTGACCACCTTCCCAACGTGACACGAATACTTTCTTCACAGGAAATGTACCACCTCTAGGCATG